TATGTGAAGGGGGTGCATTATGTTAAAATCTTGTAGTTTCTATACCTAGTACATACCATATATCCAGTATTCACTTAATAAGTGCCAACCAATAGGTACTTACTAAGGTTTTTTTATTTGGTTACTCCTCAATAGGTATATACTAGGTATTAAGTATGAATAAAAATGTATTAAGTAAAGTACAGAACCTATCTTCTGACCAGAAGCAGGAACTTCTTACTCTCTTAGAAGAATTAGAATTAGCCAAAGACAGAGAAAAATGCCATGAAGACTTTATGTGCTTTGTTGGTGAGATGTGGTCTGCTTTTATACATGGTAGACACCATGAGATTATGGCTGATGCGTTTGAGAGAGTCGCTAAGGGTGATTTAAAGCGTTTAATCATTAATATGCCACCACGACACACTAAGAGTGAGTTCGCTTCTTATTTGCTTCCTGCTTGGTTCTTAGGTAAGAACCCTGACAAGAAGATAATCCAGACTGCCCATACTGCTGAACTAGCGGTTGGCTTTGGTAGGAAGGTTAGGAACTTAGTTAATAGTGCAGACTATAAGAAAGTGTTTCCTAATGTCAGTTTACAATCAGATAGTAAAGCTGCTGGTCGTTGGAATACAAACCAGGGCGGAGATTACTTTGCGATTGGTGTAGGTGGAGCGGTTACTGGTAAAGGTGCTGACCTCCTAATCATTGATGACCCCCATTCAGAACAAGAAGGTGCTAGTTCTGACATAAATGTTTTTAATAGAACCTATGAATGGTATACATCTGGTCCAAGACAGCGTTTACAGCCTAATGGCTCTATCGTTGTTGTAATGACAAGATGGCACAATAAAGATTTAACAGGTCAAGTTGTTGACGCAAGTATAAAGCGTGGCGGTGCAGACCAATGGGAAGTGATAGAGCTTCCAGCAATAATGCCTTCTGGAAACCCTTTATGGGCTGAGTTCTGGAAGATGGAAGAATTACAAGCTCTTAAGGCTGAACTGCCAAACAGTAAATGGATGGCTCAGTATCAGCAAGACCCTACTTCTGAAGAAGGTGCATTAGTTAAAAGAGAATGGTGGCAATCATGGGAAGGTAGAGAACCACCTGACTGTGAGTTTGTTATTCAATCATGGGACACAGCGTTCATGAAGAATCAGCGTGCCGACTTTTCAGCTTGCACTACTTGGGGAGTTTTCTACAAAGAAGATGACGATGGAATGATTTCTCCTAATGTTATCTTATTAGATGCTTATCAGGAGCGTTTAGAGTTCCCTGACTTAAAGAAGATGGCTTTGGAGAAGTATAGAGCTTATTCGCCTGATGCTTGCATTGTAGAGGCTAAGGCTGCAGGTATGCCATTAATCTTTGAATTAAGAGCAATGGGTATCTTAGTGCAAGAATATACACCTAGTCGTGGAAATGATAAAATATCCAGAGTTAATGCGGTATCTGATTTGTTTGCTTCAGGTGTTGTTTATGCTCCAGCAACTAGATGGGCAGAAGAAGTTATAGAACAATTTGCTGGTTTTCCTAACATGGAACATGACGATTTAGTTGATAGCACCACGCAAGCTCTGTTAAGATTCAGACAAGGTGGTTTTATTCCGTTGTACTCAGATGAAGAAGATGAGCCTTTGGAAAATAACCGAACTGCAAATTATTATTAGGATTTTAAATGGCAATAGAAAGAAGACAAGCTACTCCAGTTGACGGAACAATAGAACAAGATACTGAAGAAGAATTAACTGTAGCTATAGAAAACCCAGAATCAGTTGCTATCGAGACTGATGATGGTGGCATGATTATTGATTTTGAACCTAATGCCAAAGAAACAGGCGATGAAGACTTTGACTCAAACTTAGCTGAGTTCATAGATGACGATGACCTTAATTCTTTAGGCAATGAATTAATCTCTGCTTATAACGGAGACAGAGAATCACGCTCTGAATGGGAAGAAACTTATACAAAAGGTTTAGACCAGTTAGGTTTAAAGATAGAAGAAAGAACTACACCTTGGGCAGGAGCTTGTGGTGTGTTTCATCCAATGTTAAGTGAAGCAGTTATTCGTTTCCAATCACAATCTATTACTGAAATGTTTCCAGCACAAGGACCAGTAAGAACAAAGATTGTAGGTAAGGTTACTGGCGAAAAAGAAAAACAATCAAAAAGAGTAGAAGATTATTTAAACTATCTTCTTATTCATGAAATGTCTGAGTACAGAACAGAGACTGAAAAGATGTTATTTTCTTTACCTTTGGCAGGTTCTGCCTTTCGTAAAGTTTACTTTGACCCAAGCTTAGATAGACCTAGTTCTATATTTGTACCAGCAGAAGATGTTGTAGTTAATTATGGTGCAAGTGATTTAGAAACTTGTGAAAGAGCTACCCATGTAATGCGTAAGTCTTCTAACTCAGTTAGAAAAATGCAAGTAAATGGTTTCTATAGAGATATAGATATACCTGATGGGTCTGACAATACTAGTGATATAAACAAAAAATACAATGAAATAACTGGTGAAGCAGCCACTTATAACTTTGATAACACACACACTATTTTAGAAATGCAAGTAGATTTAGACCTAGAAGGGTTTGAAGATACTAATGAAGAAGGCGAACAAACAGGTATAGCCATACCTTATGTTGTAACAATAGATTATCCAAGCGGTAAAATTTTAAGTATTCGTAGGAACTACTTTGAAGATGACCCTAAAAAATTAAGAAGGATGCACTTTGTTCATTATCAATACCTACCAGGATTAGGATTCTATGGGTTTGGTTTAATACATATGGTTGGTGGATTAGCTAAATCAGCTACATCTATACTAAGACAATTAGTAGATGCAGGTACTTTGAGCAATCTGCCTGGTGGTTTGAAAGCTAGAGGATTAAGAATTAAAGGAGATGATACTCCTATAATGCCTGGTGAATTTAGAGATGTTGATGTTCCTGGTGGAGCTATAAGAGATAACATTACATTCTTACCTTACAAAGAACCTTCAGGAACTTTGTATCAGCTATTACAAAACATAGTAGAAGAAGGCAGGCGTTTTGCTAGCATATCTGATATGAAAATATCTGACATGAACAATCAAGCACCTGTAGGAACTACCTTAGCTTTAATGGAAAGAAACCAAAAAGTTATGAGTGCTGTTCAAGCTAGGCTTCATGCAGCAATGAAAAAAGAATTTGATATATTGGTTGGCATTGTAAGAGACTTTACAGACCCTGCTTACCCATATGAAACAGATGAAGAAGAATTTATAAAAGCTGAAGACTTTGATAACAGAGTAGATGTATTACCTGTATCAGACCCTAATGCAGCAACAATGGCTCAAAGAATAATGCAATATCAAGCTGCTATGCAATTAGCACAGACATCTCCTGATATGTATAACATGCCTGAATTACATAGACAGATGCTTGGAGTATTAGGCATTAATGATGTAAATGATATTATTCCAGATACAGATGATGTCAAACCAGTTGACCCAATTACTGCAGTACAAAACTTAATTAATGGAAAACCTGTTAAAGCTTACATACAACAAGACCATGAAGCACATATAGCAGTAGTAGCATCAGCTCAAGAAAATCCAGAGATAATGAGTACATTAGAGAAAAGTCCTAATGCTCAAAGTATTCTAGCTTCAGCGTCAGCTTATGTTAATGAACATTTAACAATGAAATACAGAAAAGAAATTGAAGCTGAAATGGGAGTTGAGTTACCACCTGAAGGTGAACCACTACCAGCAGATGTAGAAAAACGAATTTCTAGTTTAGTAGCAGAAGCAGCTAAACGAGTTCTTGGTACATCTCAGCAGAGAGCAGAACAAGAAAGAATAGAACAACAACAGCAAGACCCACTCATAATGGCTAAAGAAAAAGAAGTAGCTATTAAAGAACAAGAAGCAATGCGTAGAGCACAAGAAGGTCAAGCTAGATTACAACTAGATGCTTCTAAAGCAGCAAATAGAGATGCTATAGAAAGAGAAAGAATTCAGGCTCAAACTCAAATTGCTGGTGCACAGATAGGACAAAGAACAGCTAGTGACTTACTTAAAGCAGACCAATTACAAAATAAGTCTGCAAGAGAAGATTTTGTTAAAGGTATTGACATAGCAAAAGATATGCTAGAAGATAGTAAACAGAATGGAAAATGATATCACACAGCTATCACTCTCAGAACATCTGAAGTTAAAGTTGCGTGGTTTGATGAATGAACATGCTGACCATATGAGTACAGGAGCTTGTAAAGACTTCTCCGAGTATCAAAAAATGGCTGGTATTGTCGAGGGTTTAGCCCTTGCAGAACGAGAACTTTTGGATTATATCCAAAGAAACTTGGAAACATAGGAACTCGACTCCTAAAGTCGTGCAACATATATGAGTGAAAAAGACAAAAAAGTACCTAAGCCAGAAAGTGTTAAAACACCTGAACTAAGCAAGGAAGCTAGAAGTCAACTACCTTTACCTAAAGGTTGGAAGATTTTAATAGCTATGCCTAAAGCTGATGAGAAATCTAAAGGTGGGATAATTAAAGCAACCTCTACTATACAAGACGAAGAAGTCAGCAATATTTGTGGCTATGTCTTAAAATTAGGACCAGAGTGCTATAACGACACTAAAAGGTTTCCAAGTGGACCTTGGTGTAAAGAAGGTGACTGGGTTGTTTTCAGAGCTTATTCAGGCACTCGCATGAAAATGTATGGGCAAGAGTTTCGTTTAATTAACGATGATACTGTGGAAGCAGTAGTAGATGACCCTACAGGAGTAGTTAGAGCATGAGTAATACAGAAATAATTAACGAAGAACCTAATATACAAGAAACTATACCTCAAACGCAGGAAGATAAGTTTTTTGGTAAAACTACAGAAATAAACAATCAAATACCTGAAGGCTTAGAAGTCGAAGTAATTGATGATGTTGAAGTAGTAAATGATACGCCAGTAGAAGACCGCAGAGCAAAGAAAGCGGAAGATACTTCTCCTGAAGTAGATGATGAAGTAGTTGATAAAGAGATTGCTGACTACAGTAAAAGAGCTGCAGACAGAATAGCAAAAATCAAATATGAGTATCATGAAGAACGCAGAGCTAAAGAAGCTGCTGCTAGAGAATCAAAAGAAGCAATAACACGCTTACAAAACTTAATGTCTGAAAATCAAAAGCTACAAGCTATGGTTGACCAAGGCGGAGAAGTTTTAAATAAACAAGCATATAACAATGCTTTATGGGCAAAACAAAATGCTCAAGAATCTTTTAAGAAAGCATATGAAGAAGGCAATGCTGATGACATGACAAAGGCACAAGAGTTACTGTCAAAAGCTACTCTTGCAGAACAACAAGCTTCTTCAATGGCTTCACAAGTTCAGAATCAAATTGCAAGCAGAATGCCAGTACAAGCACCTGTTCAACAACAGCAACAACAGCTTGACCCTGAGATGCAACAATGGTCACAAAAAAATCCATGGTTTATGGGTAGTGAACCAGTACATAAAGAAATGACATCTTTTGCAATGTATGTAGACCAATCTTTGCAAGCTAAGGGAATAGACCCTGCTGCTAAGACTACACAATATTATAAAGAAGTTGATGTCGCTATGAGACAACAATTTCCAACTTTTTTCGGTGTAACTAATTCAAATGAAACAGAAATGCTTCAAGAGAATAATTCACCAAAACGACAGCCTTCAACAGTTGTCGCATCCGCAACGAGGGATAGCGGAAACAAAAAACCCACGCAAATCCGTCTGACTCAGACTCAAGTTAAGCTAGCTCGCCAACTTGGTATAAGTCCTGAGCAGTATGCAAATCAATTATTAAGGGAGGCTTAATATGTCAGAAGAAAAAAATACTACTAATAAAGTGGAGGCAGTTTCTGCTGATACTCCTGAAAACCAAGAGCGTACTCCTAGAGAGACCGAAAGCCGAGAGGCTACTCAGCATCCACAGAGCTGGGAAAACTCTGCTAATTTACCGACACCAGACCCACAGACAGGCTGGGTATTTAGGTATATCAGAACATCCTTAGTTGGAAACTCTGATAACCCTAATGTATCTAGAAGGTTTCGTGAGGGGTGGCAACCTTGCAGATTGGAAGACCATCCAGAATTACAAATTCATATGATGGACCATGGCTCAGAATGGGCTACAAAAGGTAATGTCGAAATTGGCGGACAATTATTATGCAAAATGCCTGCAGATAGAGCCGCAGCGAGAGACAAGCACTTCAATGAACTTGCTCAATCACAAGTGGATTCTGTAGACAATGTGTATTTTAAAGACCAGGATAATCGAATGGCGACCAAACAAGTGTTTGAACGCAAGTCGAAGACCTCTTTTGGTAGAGATTCATAAAGAATTTCTAATAATTAATTTAAAATAAGGAGACAATTATGTCCACAAGTGCAACTCCATTCGGAGCAAAGCCTGTCGGTACTGTCGTTGGAAGCCCTTATCAAGGAAAAGTTACTCATTACAAAATTAAAAATGCGTATGGAACATCCATATTCTATGGCGATTTAGTAAAATGGGGTGATGACAATCCAAATACCACTATCCAAAAAGATACTGGTACTACAGCTTGTACACCTATTGGTGTTTTTCTTGGTTGTGCTTATACCGACCCTACTACAGGTCAATTCACACCAAATCAATATTTCCCAGCTTCAGTAGCTGCGGATGATATTGTTGCGTATGTTGCTACAGACCCATTCGTACTAATGCAAATGCAATCAGACGAAGCTTTAACCCAGGATGACCTAGGTAAAAATTTCGCTATTGTTCAAACTGCAGGAAGTACAGCAATCGGTACTAGTAAAAACGCAGTTGATGGGAGTACAGCAGCTACTACCGCCACACTACCACTAAAACTCGTTGACTTTGTTGACGGACCTGATAGTGCAGTTGGCGATACGTATACTGATGTACTAGTTATGTTTAATGTCGGACATCAGTTGCTTAATACAACTGGTATAGGTTAAGGAGTAATATTATGGCAGCTATTTCAAGAGCTAATGAGTTAAAACAACTCCTACCAGGACTAAATGCGTTATTCGGTGAAGAATACGGGACATACGAAAATGAGCATGAAGAAATTTATGTAACTGAAAATTCCGAGAGAAGTTTCGAGGAAGAATTAAAGTTATCAGGTTTCGGAGCAGCTCCAGTAAAAGATGAAGGTTCAGCTATCACTTATGATAATGCACAAGAGTCTTTCGTAGCTCGTTACACACACGAAACTATTGCAATGGGATATTCAATTACAGAAGAAGCGATGGAGGATAACCTCTATGTATCTCTTTCTGGAAGATATACCAAAGCACTAGCTAGAGCGATGGCGTACACTAAGCAAGTTAAAGCGTGTAATCCGCTTAACAATGGGTTTAGTACAGCGTTTACATCAGGCGATGGGGTTGCTTTATTTAGCACCGCTCACCCACTTGTAAATGGTGGAACTAACAGCAACAGACCTTCAGTCGGTGCAGATTTAAATGAAACATCTCTAGAAGATGCAATCATTCAAATCGGCAAATATACTGACGAAAGAGGTTTGAAAATTGCTGCTAGACCTAAAAAGTTAATAGTACCTTCAGACTTACAGTTTGTTGCTACTAGACTTTTGCAAAGTGACTACAGAGTAGGTACGGCTGATAACGATATCAATGCAGTCAAAACAAATGGAGTGATTCCAGAAGGCTATTCAGTTAATCATTATTTAACTGATACTAATGCTTTCTTCATCACAACAGATGTTCCAGACGGCATGAAGCACTTCGTTAGAAGTCCAATGACTACATCTATGGATGGAGACTTTGATACTGGTAATGTTAGATACAAAGCTAGGGAAAGATATTCTTTTGGAGTATCAGACCCACTAGGTATTTACGGCTCACCAGGTAGTTCGTAAGAACTTTAAAGGGGGAGCTTTTGTTCCCCCTTTTTTTTATGGTATATTATAAATCTAGGTAATTTTATTAATCAGTCTATCAACTGCCCTAGCAGACTTTGCCAAGATGATAGATTATTTCTTTTAGGAGAAAAATTATGGCTAACACAACATTCAATGGACCATTAAGGTCCGAAAATGGTTTCAAAACAATAGACGTAGCTTCGTCTACAGGTGTTATTACAGAGGGTTTAGTAATAAACGCTGATGGTAATATCTATACTGATGATGGTGCACATATTCAATATGCAGCAGCTTCAGGGGTTGGACCTTCTGATTTAATTATAGGTAAAAGCGGAAGCCAATATGGTACAGCTAATCCTTATGCAGAAAGTGCAACAGCTTTATTTCCACTAGGTTCTAAAATGATTTATGGTAACA